TTATGTTGTGCAAGACGTAACAAGGCCCGCCAGTGGATATTCAGCCACATGGTATCCTCATCTTGTACGTGCTAAATGTGTTCCGTTAGTTGATAGCCAAGAATTTAAAGAAATATTGGATGCCGATGCAGGTGCAGGAGATGGCAGTACGCTACGCGACCTCTTGAGCACATACCAACAGAGCATTGAAACCAATGATCAAATTATTGCACAGGCCGAGGCCGATACTCCTCAAAGTGGATTTGACACCACTAACCTTTATGTGATCCCCACATCGGAGTCAACAGGATTGGTTAATATTAATGATACCAGTCGTATCAGCACTCTTGATGCAATTGGCGATGCCAGTATTGAGCAGGCCATATTAGATGCCAGTATGGTACTGCAAAGTCCCAATCAAGACTACTATGTCAAGTCAGGGTATCTTGCGGGTGACGGTAAACCGCCAAATGGTGCACCATACGGGTTTGGAATATCTTTCCCAACTAATCCTATCGTAGGTCAATTTTATTTGAGGACTGACTACTTACCAAATAGACTGTTTAGATATGACGGAAGACATTGGCTCAAATTTGAGGACAATGTTAGAATGACTTTGAACAATTTTGGGTCTGCAGATGTGGCTTCGGGAACATGGGCAGGAAAAGCCGTACGTCAAACACAGAAAACAGGATTTATCAATAACACAAATACAGCTACTATCGCTGGAGAGGTTGTGGTAGAACGACAAGCTCTAAGCAAAGCACTTAAACCTAAAGCGGACGGTTAATAATGGACTTTTTCTATGATGGTCAGGTACGAAGATACCTAACACAATTTATGCGTATCATGAGCAACTTTTATGTTAAAGATGCTAAAGGTCAACTGACTAGAGTTCCTGTACGGTATGGGGACATGAATCGCCAAGTTGGTTCAATACTGAAGAAAAACAGTGAAAATACCATACCTAGTGCGCCATTTATTGCCTGTTATATCAAAGATTTGCAGTTTGACCGTTCAAGATTACAAGACCCTAGTTTTATCAGTACTACTAATATTAGAGAACGTGCAGTTGATCCAGTAACAGGCAAGTATGTTAATCAACAGGGCAAAAATTATACAGTAGAAAAAATCATGCCAACTCCATACTTGGCAGATTTTGCGGCAGATATATGGACCAGTAATACAGATCAAAAATTGCAGTTGTGGGAACAAATTGCAGTATTATTCAATCCTAGTTTGGAATTACAGACTACTGACAACTATATTGACTGGACCAGTATTAGTGTGTTAACTCTAAAAAGTCAATTGTGGAGTAGTCGGAGTGTACCTCAAGGATTAGAGCAAGATATAGACATCTTGAACATGACCTTTGAAACTCATGTTTGGATTACTCCTCCGGTTAAGGTCAAACAACTTGGAGTTATTACCAAAATTATTACCAATGCCTTTGCAATTCCTGCAGGCACAATTGCGGCAGACTTTAATAATGGTGATGCGGTACTAGGAGCAATGAGTTCTGATGTGTTTACTACGATAATTACTCCCGGAGAATTTGATCTACTGGTATTAGACAATGTGGCCAAGTTAATTTCAAATGGCTCACAGGGAAATGTTATTAATATTTCAGTTCCCGGGATTGAAAATTCTTGGTTAAAATTATTAGATCTATACCCGGGGCAATTCCGTGCAGGATTAAGTCAATTAAGATTATCTAAACCAGACGGTAATGAAATAGTGGCCTACATCAGCATGGATCCCACAGATGAATCTAGGATGATTTTAAATTTTGACGCAGACACTGTGCCTAGCAATACTATCATTGCAGGTAGAGGAACAATAGATGCTATTATTAATCCCGAAACATTTAATCCACAGAATAAAATCACAGGCACACGATATCTAATATTAGAAGATTTAAACATCAACAGTGAATACGGTCAGCCTGGTTATGACGGTCCGGATGCTTGGAAAAATGCCGATGATACTGATCCGCAGGCACACGCCAATGATATTATAGAATGGGATGGCAGTGCATGGACTGTGGTATTCAATTCAGCTAATACCTCCTCAGTAACTTACATAACTAACTCATACACCGGTGTCCAATACAAGTGGGCACAGCATTCTTGGAGCAAGAGTTTTGAAGGTGTTTATGATAAGGCTTTATGGCGTCTAATTCTTTAAATCAAATTATCTGTAGTGGCGGATTATTCCTAGCCAAAGATACCAAACGATTCTTATTACTGCTGAGAAGTCAAGGAAAAACTGCGGGCACATGGGGACTGGTTGGAGGCAAAAAAGAGCCTGCAGATCTTACACCTTACGATGCACTGACCCGCGAAATTTCAGAGGAAGTGGGCGCAACACCTAAGATAAAAAAAGTTGTGCCATTAGAATTGTTTACCAGCAACGATCAAAATTTCCACTATAATACCTATGTATTGATAGTTGACAAAGAATTTACCCCTGTGCTCAACAAAGAACACGAGGGGTATGCTTGGGTAAAATACAGTAGCTGGCCTAAGCCACTACATCAGGGTGTAAAAAATAGTTTTGTCAACAAAACTATCAAAACTAAAATCGAAGTCTTGTTAGATTTAATCTAACAAATCAGGACCAAACGCCCATGTGCCTAGATGGCGCATTTCCATACTGAGATTTGTATCAATTTTTACAGTATAACCTGCATCGGCCATCTTCATGCAAAAATCCATGTCCTCGCCTAGATGATCGTTGCTTTCCTCAGTCCAATGAAATTCAAACCAAGGTTTAGGGATTTCTTGTAGTATACTGGTCTTGACCAACATACAGCCCATACCTATACCTTCAACGGGTACCAATTTATCTCGTGGTTCAAATGGTAGGGGATTTTCCCAGTCGCCTATGGTCTCGTATGCAACACCTTTAGCTGGTAACTGTCTACGAATGTAATTGCAGGCCACAACTGGTTCATTATGTGCTAGTAATCTCAAGGCAGTGGTAGCTGGAAATATCATGTCTGAGTCTAACCACAACATATATTCTGCGCCGATAGCCTGAGCTTCGGCGGCTAATCTAGCCCGTTGTGTGAGCAATACAGTACTGGCATCGTATACCACATGAGTATCGAGGCCATTCATTGTGTTTAGTTTGACCAGTTCTACCAAACATTTGCTAAACCCAGCATGTAACATGTCTCTGCAGGGCACTAACACGGCAAGTTTATTTTTCTTCAGGCTCCACTTGCTGGCCGAAAAAACGTTCTTGCTCATGCGCCGGCTACATCTTGACTCAGTGTTTCGCCTTGAATAACCAATTCAAGAACAGAGTTAATGATGTCCTGTGTACGTTTGGCACAGAGAATAAAATCTGTTGGGCTTAATTTGCAGGTAGCCGACATGGTTTCGTAACTGACACGTTCTTTGGTCAGCACTTCGAGAGCACTGGTACGAGCCAGTGTTTCGATAAAATTTTGCTGAACGATCTCATCCTTGTTTGACAATAGTTCGATGCAGGCATCTTCTTCCATGTCATTGGCAAGATCTAACAAAATTTCTAACTCTTGGTTTTCTTCTGGAAGACGGCTGTCGATTTCTTCAAGTGTTTTAATTCTTTCTAAGAAAGCCATTAGGGTTTTTGGATTCGACGCACGATCGTTCCATGTAACATTGTCCAATTCCCAACGACTAGGTCCAGTTTGTGCTAAGGTAAGAATTTTATCTATGTCTAATTTTCTATTTTTCATTTTAATCCGTTATGAATAGGTGTAAGGCGTAGTCCTACCACCGAATGTTGAGGAGAAAGCAATTGTGGTACCAGTTGCTTTACCGCCGTAACTATTACCCAGTGTAGCACTAAGTCTAATGTTTAGGCCGGCTGACGGAGCTGTGTTTGTATATGCCTGATAAACACCGCCCATCTTTATTGCTGATCCTGTTGCTGGTAAAATTGCCATCTGTTATTTTCCTCGGTGGCTGGTTATTTATTGACCAGCTGATTCACCAACTGCTGAAGTTGAGCGATTTGCTGTTGCTGTTCTTTTATGGCTTCAACCAACAATGGTACCAATTTTTCGTACTGAACCGTTTTATAGTTTTCACCTGATTTACTTACACCTTCTGCTGTTTGATCAAATGGTGCTAGTTTAACTGCCTGGGGTAGTACTGCTTCTACCTCATCGGCAAATAATCCAACAACGTCTACATTTTTTTCGAATCCAAAACTCTCAGCAAGATCGTTTGGTGTATAAGTGATACCATTTAGATGCAATACTTTTTCTACTGCATTGTTAATGGGGTTGACGTTTTCTTTTAATCTACGGTCCGAATAGTAGGCTGTAATTTCACTAGTGGCAATGATTTGACCAGTCACATGTAATGCTTGTGCAGGTGCTGTGTTTGCAATACCAACATAACCTGCA